TGTTACCCATATTATGCCACTCGGTACCATTCCATACCCAAAGGTCTTTACATACCATATAACCATCGCCAATAGTATTACCCGTTGGGGGTAATTGTGATTGGTTATCTTTGCTTCCTAATATAACTACTGATGTACCATCATTACCTTGAGTCCCAGTAGTTCCTGGTACACCTTGGATTCCTTGGTCACCCTTTATTCCTTGATCACCTATTTGGCCTTGTATGCCTTGTATACCTTGGATTCCTTTATCACCCTTATCTCCCTGGATTCCTTGAATGCCTTCAGGTCCAGTAGTTCCGGGTATACCTTGTGGACCTCCCGGTCCTACTATACCCTGTTCACCCTGCGGTCCGATAGGACCCTGTGTACCTTCTACACCACCTGGAAAACTATCGGGCATATAGAATACACCTTCAGTCCGGGTTGCTGGAGTAAGAGCCTGGTACTCTGCTAGAGTAACAAAAGATATACTACTTATATCTATTGAACTTTCTTCACTAGAAGTAAGGGCGGTATTATAAGTGCCCCCTATAGTATTACTCCATTGGAGTTTACCATCAAGAAGTTTTATAAAAGTACCATTATACTCTATTACACCCGGGTTGGTTAATCCATGATGAAAAGTAAACTGGTTTCCACCTTGTGTTCCTATTGATAAAGTTTCTGGTGTACCAGATATTTGTATTTGACTTAGATCAACCTGAGAGTTATCTAGGTTTAAAGTAGAATCTGATATTAGTATAGCTGCTGCCGCTAGTAATATATTACTACCAACTCCCAAATCTAATAAACCATCAACCCCACTTAATGCAAAATTATCTAGGTTTAATGTGGAACCATTTTGTAGGGTTAAATCACTGGTATCTTTTAATTGTAATAAACCGGTAGAACTAACAGTAAAGTTATTAGATATAATACTTATTAGTTTAGCTACATTTGCTGTGCTACCATTATTTAATACACCTTGTAAGGTTATAGTACCAGTTGCATCACCTCCACCCGGGGCACTACCATCAGCAGTTAGGTCTAACTGTATTACCTTCTCTATTATGTCTTTAAATATACCTACCTTTAATTCTGAATCACTTGGTAAGCTATCATGTACATAATTTATTAAATCCAGTTGTTCTTGGGTCATCTTAAATAACTTGAATATCTAGGTTGTCACCTATATTAATAATCTTTGGTACCTCTTTAATCTTACTAGCCGGTATCTCTATAACATCTGGAATTTCATACCTATATGTCTTCTCAGTAATACCTTCTTGATTATATTCCTGTTCGTAGTGAGATATATAATTTACAAACATATTTTGATAAGGTAGAAATGCTACTTCTTTATACCAAGCCATGTAACCTCTACGGGGTAATGTCATAAGTATTATACTATATAATATCCTCTGTTGTTCTACTGTGTTACTTAGAAGTTTCACATTGAAATAGAAGTCTGAGGTTTGAGTAAGGAAAGCATTGTCCATTTTATCGAAGCTACCATCACCATTTTGATTATAAGTATGTGTAGTATCTATACCCAACTGCCCAGGTAAGAAAGCTTCGGTTTCAATTACTATCCTGGGTATTTTCATTTGCCCACGATCTTGACTGGTTCCATTATTAAATAACTCTATAGCAAAACCCATAGTACCCCTTATAATATCTACATCATTTAAGTATCTTTGGCTTTCTTGTTTAGCTATGACCTTATTTGGATTAGTTACATCGTATAAATCCACGTCTGGTATATACCCAGCTGCTACTACTGTTTTTCTTATGTTATGAAAGATTGATCTCTCTATTAACTCTTGGGTTATTGGTAATTCCATTTATATAGTAACTTTTGGTCTTATCCCATGAGCTTTATATATGGCATCTCTTACATGCCATAATACTAAAGCTTTAACCCCAGCTGTACCTTTAAGTTGTTTAAATGAAGGGGACCATAAAGGTCTAGCTGGTATATTTCTAACTGATGAACCACTTTCTAATATTCTTGCTATCTGGGCTAAAGTATACCTACCTTTTTTACCAGGGTGTTTAGTATTAGCTTTTAAACCAGTATACCAATTTGGTCCTACATTCCATACTTCTATTGACCTGTAATAAAGGCCAGACATCCTATAAAGATCTAGGGGGTTTTTACCCATCTTAGTTTTATAAGCTGCATATTTTTTAGATACTGGTTTCCAAGCTGGAGTTATACCCGCCCCATTGGTTCTGATATGCCTCTTTACTAATTTCTTTAACCTTTCAGCAAAAGCCTTTTGTCCAGCTGAAGCTCCTACAGCCATAGTTAATTCTATAGTATTAAATACTGATTGTGTTTTTATCCAATCACCAGTCAACACCACTCGGGGGGTTGGTGCTGGTATTCTCCTATTAGTATTCCTACTAGTAAACGGTTTTCTAGCCATATTTATCTTCCCCTGTAGCAATCTCTTCCCGTTTAAGTATTATGAATATAAAGGTTGGTCTGTCATGTGTTTGTCCAGCTTGAGATTCTCCCATAGCTTTATACTCTAAACCATTTATAATAAACCTATCATAACCTGGATCAAAATTGAATTGGTAATTGTTACTGTTTGCCCAACCATTTGCTATAAGGTAGTTAATGTTGAGGTAGATTAATATACTTTGTTTATCTATTTCTCCCCCAACATTTGCATCGGTTACCGGCCGTGATCTAAAATAATTAGATTGTATTAAACCCTTAATATCTATAGAAATATTATCAGAGTCTGGGTTCTCTCCATGTGGATCTATGATATCATTGTTCTTAATCCAAGTTATGGTTTGTTGGAACGCATCTTGTTGCCATTCATCAAGTGCAGCAAGATGAGCATCCCAATCTGATTGTGTCATTAGTCCCATTATGCTTGAGATACTACTTTAATTCCAAAAGGTAAAGGTCCTATAACCCCTCTTCGTTTGGCTTGGGCTACCTTAAAGCTTGCAGTTCTTTGTAATGGGTTCTCACACATAGGTAAGTATATTAACATTCTAGAAGCCAACTGGCATACACCTATTGTTATTTGTTTGAAAGCCCCATTCACCCCCATTAATTTAGAATAAGCATCTGATATATTCTTAAAGTCTTCAGAGGTACTTTCTTCTATCTTACCTTCATACCACTCGGTTTTAGCTGGCCCAGTTTCAATGGATTTAATCTGTCTTTCTACAACTGTTGTATCTGTTCCACCCGCAACCATTACACTCTCTCCATTATTTATAAGGAATTTGTTTAATCCCAACAATAATAAATCGTATGTTACTAATTGAGCTATAAGAGTATTAACTAACCCAGGCCATTTAAACTCATTATGAGTATCTGCTGGAAGTACTTGGTATGGTATAGAAACCAAGGGTTGTAAATAACTTTGCCAATGATTAACCCTACTTACTTTGAAAGATTTATCCATTTGGCTTATTAATGGTAAGGGTATGTAGTGATCTATTAGTTGAGGTATGGTAGAATTTAATGTATCAACCATATCACCAACTCCTAGAGTTACCTCCAGGGGTTCTGAGCTACCGTCACTATTGGTTGCAGTTAATTTTATAGTATAGAATCCTTCTTCTGTATATACATGAGTTGGATCTTTACTTACATCTACTGGTGACCCATCACCAAAATCCCACTCGAATGAAGTGGGATTATTGTATGATAGATTATTTAACTCAATAGCCCGGCCAATTTTTGAATAACCAAAATATGGTACCGGTATAGCCATCTTATTCTTCTTCTAAAAGTCCTAAGATCTCATCAGCTAAATCATCCTTGTTAAGGTCTTCTAACTCTTCTTCAGAATATTCGGATCCTTCTTCTTGGGCTCTTTCAATTAATTCATCCTTTTTCATTTTCATTAAGGATTTCTTAGTAACCTGTTCTTCATCCTCATCCTCCTCATCTTCAACCTTTTTAGATTGGGCCTTTTTAGTTGGGGCTTTTTCTAAAGCGATTACATCCAAATCTTCCATGTCCTCAGAGTCTGCATAATCCAAGTGACCAGATTTGATTGCTCTGATTACCCTTTTAGAACGGATATTATCATTTGATAATTCAACTGCTTTCCCAGGTACAACTTTTAGTTTTGTAGTTGGGTCATAAAACATAGAGGCTTTTTCTCCAAGTTTTACATGTTTTGATTTTGCCATTGTTATATTATTTTAACGGTTAATTTTAATAGAATAGTATTGTGGGTGATAACAATAAAGGCCAAGAGAGTTTCTTGGCCTTTTAGATATCTATCCTCCTTTCTTTTTATTCAAATTCAATCTGAGCAAATGCATCTGGATCCATGTATTCAGGGAAACCATTTGTTGCGAAATCTAGGCTGCTATCCAATAGGATTGCAGAATCTCTAAATACCTTACCAAACCCAGTAGTCATACTGGCATAGAATGCATCAGTTTGGTTAGATACTATCTTTTCAGATTCTATCATTAATGGGATTACATTAAATTTAATTAATGCATACCTTGGATCAACTAATATCTCCTGACCTGCCGGGATATTTCCATGAATGAAATAGTTAGCATCCTTGGGTACGGGAGTTTTTAAAGTTAGGTTGGCATCGGTAGTACCGGCCTTTCTATCCTTAAATTCTGGCATATCTAGAGTATCTAGAGCTGCTTCTTCTCCCCCAATTATGGTGTTAAGCTTACGCCCCATTCTTGAAGCTCTGATCCACACTTTAAGTAGATCTTTATAAGTCTTAGTCCCAGGAGTTACTACC